TCTTAAACCGATCCTCAAAATTCTCGTAATTGGGAACAATGGAGGATCCAGCGTTGCGGCCGAGTGCCCCGGTAAGCATAAACGCCACATCTTCAAGACGGTTTGTTCCGTCTCTATCGTACCAGTGAGCTGTGTTTAAAATACCCTGACCTGTGACGACAGCATCAGCAGTGGTTACATCATACTGGTTGTATAAAACGTACCCTGCGTCCTGAACCTTCAAAAGATCTTTGTTAAAGATTTTCCCAAAGTAATTACTAGCTCCAGGATCAAGAGAAGCGGTAAGTATCCTTGGGTACTCAGAGTCGGCACCTTTGTGTCCGTTCAACAGCATCACAAAGTTAAAGAGACTTTTGCCATCTGACCCAAGGTCAACTGATCCGGTATTGAAACCAAACGGACCTGAGTGGTTGGCGACCGTTGAAGCCAGGGGAGTATTTTGAGCGGTGGTTGATCCTGACAGCATGGGAACCACGCCCGAGGCGGCAAAGATTATCCCTCTTACAACAGGGTATGCCTGGGGTACCGGATACCCCTCTGTCCACCCAGCATCCTGGAAAAGTGTGGATCCGATCGACTCGGACATAAAGCAACCTAGGAAGTGAGTTCTTCCTAGGGCGCCCATCGTGTTGCCGCCACTGCCACCCGGGGCTACATTGGCATGCTTGTTATTCGCTAGCATTCCCGTCTCGGTTGGAAGCTGTTGGCCAACGATGAATCCTGCATCCTGAACCCGGCCTAGGTTATCTCCCGTGGAGGTTCTTTTTTCGCCTCGTCCGACACCAAGGACCCTGACATACGTAGCAGATCCTGCATTTCTTAACCACTCAGTAACAGCTAGTGGACCAAACTTCTCTCCATCAGTCGCCCCAAATTTAGCATAAAAATCTTGAGTTGTTGCAACGGTCACTGGGACGAAGGCTGGGCCGCGGTTAGCGGTACCAATCACTCCAGCAGGAACCCCGGTTGGTACTGCTTGGGTTGGTCCGGACAGATCAATCTCCCTAACACTAACCCCAGCACTTCTAAAAGTAAGCTCAGCCATTTATTTTCTCCAGTAATCCAGTCATAACTAACTATTCCTTATTCAAAACTTACCCCGGAGTTAGTTATTATGAAATCAATAGCTATAAACTCCACGGCTCTTGTCGGAACAAGAATAATCTGTCCATTCAACCTGTTATTTTCAACATCAGCAATGCTATTATTTGTATCATCCATGACAACACGAAAATCCTCAATACCAGCTTGATTTTGAATTATGGCCAAAAGCGGCGTTACCTGAGATGTAAATCTATCGCGGGTCGTCTGATCATTTTGTTCGAACACAATTTTTTCAGCAACCTTAGATATCTGTCTCTTAACTTCTATCATGAGCCGTCTAACATTAACTCTATTTAATGCAGTTTGAGCGAATTGCAATGTTTTTTGTCCAAATATTACGATTCCTTGTCTTGGGAACGTAGCAATTGGATTAATTTTAGAATCATAAAGATTGTCACGATCATTCGCAGACAATCTAACTTCAACTTGCTTGACAAAATCTAAAGCAGCTCGATTAAACCCGGCTGGAGCAAACCAAGGATATCCCACTTTATCATTAAACGAATATGCACCTAGTACGGCGATAGAAGAAGGAACCTTGACCCTTTCGTTGTTTTGTTCATCGTCTATGACAACGTCAGGAAAATAGGTGGCAACGTAGTTGTTATCAATCGCTCTTGTGTCAAATTGCTCTCTTGTCTTACTAACCGACGGTAGGGTAGTTGCATCATCAAAAAGTCGATTATTGCCATCACCAAACTTCGCTATGTCCATGACATACATCATAGTCCCATTGTCTTTAACCTTGTCAGAAACGTGATTAGTAACAAATGGTTCTCTAATTCCTGGTATAGCTAGTATATTAATCCTCGTGGACATGGGATCAGTCATAACATCAGCAGCTCGTATAAACGAGAACACAGCATTGTTATCTTTGCCATCACCGTCGTTGTCCCAATTCATCCCCGGACTATTGGCGGTCGTTGCTCCACCACCTGTTTGCTGGGAGCTTGCTTTATCGTTCATTAGTTCGGAGTTCTTATCAAGTATATTAACCCCGTCAAAGCCTCCGTGCATGATAGTCGTAAACTTAGCAAAATCTGTAAACTGATTAAACCTGGCTGACGAGGAGTTGAGAAGATATGCAAACGTCATCCGACTATTTGAACTAACTGGATCTGTGATTGTGTAATCACTGTTTAGCGTAGAATTCCTCATGTAGGTAGTCTCACGCATGTGCTCACTTAGTGAAGCAGTTAACTGGTTGAAAGACGTGTTATTAAGAGCCACACGGGATAAACTAAACTTGTTGTTGTTAAAAGTATCTGCACTGGATCCTGTAACTAGGGCATCGAGAAGCTCAAGTCCCTGGAACTTCGTGTACGCTTCAACGCACTTGTTAGCCTTGCTTGAAGGATTGGGATTGAGAACGGTGTTGTTTCTCTCAAACTTAACCCCCCAGTAGAACCTTCCATCCGTTAATTCCACACTTCCTGGCTGTCCGACGAAACCTTCAGATGTCGCCGTATTACCCTTTGTCACCTTGTATCGGAGGGGAAGAGGGGGTAAAATAGATCCGGTAAGAGAATTTTCTGCATATTTCCTCCTGGCCGCGTGCTGAAGTTCCTCTGAGCCTGATCCGTACAGTCGAGGTTTGGTTAATTCACTATAGTCATCCAGATTGTCATTAGTCTTAAGAACTTTAGGACCTCGGAAACCAAAGGGGAGAGAGGCGTCTGGAGCCTGGCCACTCTCGACATTGTTGTGCATAACAACTCGAACGTAAGAAGAAACGTTAGGATACTTTCCTTCTATGATCAATCTACGTTCGTCGTCGCTGTCAGCGTCAAAATTAAATCTTGCCCTGGTGTCACCGATAATTTTGGCAATGTACCGATCAGAGGTTGGATCTAAGCTAAGATTTGGGAACTGTTCCAGAACCTCAGGGTTCTGATCGGTATCATCAAAGTCCCTAACGAGCAAAGCAAAGGATCCAAAATCGCTAGCAGGGTTGGTTGAGCCCTGGATTGAAGAAATGGAGATCTTAATTTTACTATTAGCGTAAGCCCCATCGTCGCGGGACTCAACTCGGAAAAGGTTGAACTCCTTTTCACCAAACGGTTGCGACATTATTTGAGTCGTCGAAGGAGTCGTGTATCTTGTATCAAATCGTCCGAAGATATCCCTGAAGTTCTTACTCGAAGCTTCAGAAACCTGTGTGCTACCGGAAACAATTCCGACCCAACTTCCAGATGCTACCTCAGCATCAACTGCAAAGTCAAGGTATAGAAGGTGATTATCCTCAGAGAATCTTCGAGCATTTGTGTTCATCACCTTGCTAATATAGTGATCACTCGAAGGGTCCAGGGAACATGTGAGAACCTTAAGTCCGGTAAAATTATCAGTCGTAGCAAATGTCGACCCATCAGAACTTGACAGATAAAATTTAAACAATCCGCTTGTTGAAATAGTTCTAAGGTCGGCGATGGCGGAGATATCTGTGCTTCTTGCGTCTGACCACCCTTTGTCAAAGGACGATACTGCAGCTCGGGTTCCTGTTGATGTAAAAATAACACCGCGAACAAGGTTATACGAGCTTAAAGATGAATTAAAACTATCATTGTCGGTAAACATCGGAATACCGTACGTCTCATTAGCAGCTACAACATGCTTAGCAACAAGAAAACTTAACCCATTAAGGCCGGCGCCTGGATTGGAGGTAAGCTTGTTTCCACTTTCAATGTATTCTGACGATCCCGTTATTCTAAATCCGGCATTCTTAACAGCACCTGTCGTCCTAGTTGTCTCAATGTCACCGGTGGATTCGTTAGCGCCAGCGCCTAGGACCCTCATGTATGTAACAGCAGTTCTATTCTTTAAAAACTCGTTGACCGCATACGGACCAAACCGATCTGAATTTAAATTTCCAAACTTGGACTTGAAATCGGCAAAAGACCCGACAGTGACCGGAACGAACGCAGGTCCTCTCTCAGCTGTACCTATTACTCCCGCAGGAACACCTATCGGTGCCTGTTGTCTTTGTGATAAATCGATCTCTTGATCGAAGAATCCGGGGGATCTAAAAGTTCTCTCCGGCATCCCGCTCTCCTAGTGACTAGAGTTCATCATTAAGTATCAGGTCAGTAACCAAACATCTGTCATGATGTAACCTCATCTATCTTATCAATAATCCGAGCAGAGACCACGGTCTCTCCCTGTCTTTGATTTCTCGTAAGAACAGGGAGGAGCCTGGTCTTTCTCTTATCAGTAAAAGGATCTCGGATTGTATCCTCAACATATTCCAAATATTGCCTATCAGATCTAATAACAGTCCCATCTAAATCTAGGTTCTCGACATCCTGAAGAATAAACTTGCTTGGATCTCCCCCTGTTACCTTTATTCCTGATTTTCCAGGTATAACAATCTGACCTGCTACCTGGCTAGTACTAAAATTTATCTGCGGTGCTGAATAATACCTTCTAAAAGGTGATGGTAGGCCTGGGCTTTTCGGTGCCACTATCCATCCATGGGCAAACATTCTTATTGTGTATTTAATCATTCTTTGTTCATCAGTGAACTCTTCAAAATTATCATCAGCTGACAATTCATTCTCAACGTAAGCAACAAACCAGTATCCTTTATCAGAAGTTACTTTAAATCCAAAATCTGACACATGATAGGATGCCATAAAAGTCTCTAACATTTGGTTCATATGAAGAGTGTACTGAGTCCAAAAAATAATCTCATAAGTCGCCTTAAAAAATAGTGGAAAAGGAACTGTTATTATCTCAAAAATATTTTTACCAAGATCGTTATTGATGGCCACGCCGTCAGCAGAAGTTTTTAAAGAATCAGGTCTCCGTGAAGCAATTTTACCTGGATAGGAGTACTTGTAGACAGAGGATCGATTTACAAAATTAGTTGGAGACGCCACGTTGCTTTGGTTTTTAATCCCTTGCTTATTCACAATGTTTTGAAACTGTTGATCCTTGCTACTCAGTCTCTTTTTAATAATTAGGTCGCCTGTATCACCAGGCAGTCCCCATGACTTAGTCTGATTAATCGCTGTCCTTCTAACAGAGACCAAGGGTAAAATTATAGTTCCATTTTTATCTCTAATAGCGCGTCGTCTCTTGACAAGAGCGAATCTTTCACCGGTTGCAAATACAACTGGAACTCTTCTAGTTTCTTCTTTTTCTGATACTGTGAGATCTAGATCTTTATCAAACAAGTTAAAAACTGCTCGGTCCACATCCTCAATTCCACAAGAGGGTATGGAAAAGTCTGTAGGAATGTTTTGCCCTTCATACCCTGTCGGCATTTTCATTCGAGCCATTTCATTTATTTTTTGTCTAGTCATGTCTTTTACTCATCATAAAATGACGAAGAGTCATCGCCGCCGCCTCTAGAAGAAACCTCCTGGGGTCCGCTTATTGGAGGCTCTAAGACACCTTTCTTCTGCAGTGATCTCACATCCTCAGTAACTCCAAGTCGGTTTCTTTCAAGCCCTCTCTGCTGAACAAATGTCTTCTGGATTGCATCGTCATCGGTGTATTCTTCGCTTGTAGGGCCAAATATCTTAGCATTGAACTGACCTTTACGGGCCTCGCGTCCAACAATCTCAATGCCGTCGTCAAATTCGACTTGGCCATAAATTTTTCTCATGGTCTTTAAAGACGTCACCTCGAAAAACATGTCACCGTAACTAAAAAAATCACCTTCACTTAAGTTAATTCCTTTGTCTATGAGATCTCGACTTTGAACATAGGCCTTTATTTGACTAAACTCTTCATGCCCAAACCTTCCTGTCTTTGGATCCTGGGGGAAGAACTCTATGAGAACATCGAGTTCGATAGGGGTGTCGAACATCTTTTCAGGAGATTCCTCATACACAGGGTGAACGTTTGTTCTAAGTTCATTAATGGCGTAGTAATATATTTTGTGACCGACAACGTCCTTAATAACTTCCTTAGCAAGGTCGTTAATTAGGTCGATTTCCCTAGGTGATACAAATAATCTAGCCATGTTCCACTGTTATCTTCTCTTATGTTTCTTACTACGACTTCAACGAACAAATCTTAACATCAACCCATGGTAATTGCTTTTCCTAGAGGAACAGGTATCATCTTAAGCTGTTTTTGTAGATTTTCAGACATGGCAACCTGTGTCTCCACAAGTTTGTCATATGTCAAAGTTTCTAACATCTCTTTAAGTCCCTCTTGAAGCCTTTTTTGATCGTCCCTGCCCTGTGTGACAAGATCTCCACCATTAAGAGTCAAATCTGAATTTGGGATTGGGATTGATGAAAACTTAGACCTAACCAATCCAAGGAGCTCTTTACAGAGAGATAAGGTAAACTGCCTAACCCACTGACGACCCACAGAATTAACTTTCTCGTAGCTTAACCGACCATACGGTATGTTTGACAAGTTTGAAACTCCATACGTTGTATCATCCTGATAGTCCGGAGATAGAGGATCGGGCGCTTTTTGAATTCTAATCCACAGATACTTAGGGGTTGTTGGAGTACTCGTCGGCATTGGAAATATTCTAACTTTAGTCCCCTGTTGGATGTAACTATAATTAGACCTCCTCACCCTTGTTGAAAGATTCATCTGAGCAGCTCTTAAGACATCTTCAAACACCGGTAAAACATAAAAAATAGTTTCTGGTGTAAATGATTCAAATGAAAATTCATTATTCAAGTAGTTAACAGCAGATGTTGAATCAAAAAACCTGTAAGCTGCCTGAGGATTGAAATGAAAGATGTCTACTATTTTTAACTTGGTCTTTCTTCCGGCAGACTGATCACTAAATACGG